GGCGAGAAGTTTAACAGCACGCCCCGTATAACATTATCCACGATCCACGGATCAAAAGGTGGAGAGGCCGAAAATGTAGTGCTCTTCACCGATATATCTCCTGCCGCCTCGAAAGCAGCAGAAAGTGACCCCGACGAGCTACACCGTGTATTCTACGTCGGTGTAACACGAACTAAAAAAAATCTATATTTAATCGAGCCAGAAGACGCATTGAGGAGTTACAGCATATGAACAGGAAACAAATACTAGACAAAGCCGAGAAGATGATTAACGGCCCACGGGCCAAGGCCTACGGTGATGCCCACGAAAACCACAAACGCATAGCAAAGCTATGGTCGGTTATACTGGAGAAAGAGGTAACCGTATCGCAAGTCTATCAATGTATGATAGCGGTCAAGCTGTCCCGCCTGATAGAAACACCAGACCATGAGGACAGTTGGCTCGATATCTGTGGCTACAGCGCCCTTGCAGGAGAAAAATAATGGCCTTGCAGTTAGCGTTTGATACGCCAAAGTCAGAATGGTTGCCGCCTAGTGAGCTGCCAAACATATTTGAGGCCAAGCAAATAGCAATAGATGTCGAAACACGCGATCCCAACATCAAGACAATGGGAGCTGGTTGGGCAACTGGCGATGGAGAAGTTGTTGGTTACGCCATAGCCGTGAGTGATTGGTCCGGCTATATACCCATTCGTCATAAGTATGGCGGTAATCTTGACGAGCGTGTGGTAAACAAATGGCTAAAGAAAGTCTTTGAAAGCCCAGCAGACAAAATCATGCACAATGCCCAGTATGATGCTGGCTGGATACGCCGCATGGGCTTCACGCTTAATGGACGCATTATAGATACCATGCTGATAGCGTCGCTCTTGGACGAGAACCGGTTTAGCTATAGTCTAAATGCGCTGGCTTACGATCATTTGGGTAAGGTCAAGTCCGAAAAGAACCTGATAGAAGCCGCACGTGGGTTTGGTCTGGACCCAAAAGCCGAGCTCTGGAAGATGCCAGCCATGTATGTCGGACCGTATGCCGAAGGTGACGCCGAGCTCACACTCGAACTCTGGAACTATTTATCAGGACAACTGGGTAAAGAAGATCTGTGGCCAATCGCTAATCTTGAGCTCGATCTACTCCCGTGCCTGATTGATATGACATGGCGCGGTGTCCGTGTAGATCAAGATAAGGTTGAGCATACACGCAATTCGCTCCTAAAACGCGAAAAAGAGATACTGGGGCGCATTAAGAAACTTGTGGGCCACGACATCGAAATATGGGCTGCCGCCTCCATAGCGAAGGCCTTTGAGGCTCTGAGCATAGATTACCCACGGACCGACAAAGGGGCACCCTCGTTCACGAAACAATTTCTGAGTGATCACAGCCACGAACTACCGCAGCTGATTGTCCAAGCCCGTAACTTAAACAAGACCTCGGGGACGTTTATCAATACAATTATGAAGCATTGTCACTCCGACGGGCGCATACACAGCCACATAAACCAAATACGCTCCGACGACGGCGGTACTGTGTCAGGGCGTATATCCATGAATAACCCGAACCTACAGCAGATCCCAGCACGGGATCCTGAGCTTGGTCCTATGATTCGCTCTCTGTTCCTCCCCGAAGAGGGCGAAAAATGGGCCGCGATTGACTTCTCGCAACAGGAACCACGCATCTTGGTTCACTATGCGTATGTGTATGGTAAAAGCAAAGGGCTCACGCTGGACGGTGTAGAGGAGTTTGTCCACGGCTATCGGAACAATCCCGATATGGACTTTCATACAATGGTTGCCGAAATGGCACAAATACCACGAAAGCAAGCAAAGACAATAAACTTGGGCCTGATGTACGGTATGGGAGTGGGCAAAATGTCTGACCAGCTGGATATCACGCTTGACGAAGCCCGAGAGCTGGTGCGTCAGTATCATACACGGGTGCCCTTTGTTAAGATGCTAATGACTGGCGTGCAAAATAGACTCAACGACAAGAGCAGCAGCGGCTCGATACGCTCGTTGCTGGGCCGTAAGTGTCGTTTTGATCTGTGGGAGCCCGATACATTCGAGATGAACAAAGCCCTCCCGTACCGCGAAGCGGTGCAAGAGCATGGCGATACCACACGCCTGAAGCGTGCGTACACCTACAAGGCCCTGAATAGATTAATTCAGGCGTCAGCCGCCGATATGACCAAACAAGCCATGGTTAATATCTACAATACAGGCCGTATACCGCTCATACAGATCCATGATGAAATAGCTATGTCGGTCAAAGATAGGAAAGAAGCAGAAACTGTTTCGCAGATTATGGAAACTGCGGTAGAATTAGAAATACCGAGCAAGTGTGACATTGAGGTTGGCCCCGACTGGGGAACAGCCAAATGATATACTGCTAACACTTTTTCGGTTCTTTCCTCCCACCCTAGCCCCGCTTGGCGGGGCTTTTTTTCTTGCATCTTTACATATTATCTTATATAGTCCTGTAAGATACTATATAAGGACCCCTTATGGACACAGAAAAATGGAAATCGGTTCTCGTTCCCAAAGAAGTTTACGAGGAAATTAAGCGGACGAGCTCGGATCGCGGACGAACAATCAGCGGCCAGCTAAAAATTATCTGGCAAATTTATAATAAATTAAAAGAAAAGCTTGACCCTAAGCCTTGACGTAAAAAAATTTGGCTATAATATGGGATAAGTTATATATATTACTATAGGAGAAAGATATGACGAAGAAAGAATATACCGCTCGTACAGAGTTTGATTTGTGGCTAGAAAAGTGCCCCGTATCGAAGTGGTCGCTACGCGAAACAGAGTATCGGGATCATACACAAGTTAATATACGGTTTCGTATACCGCATGAGGGTGAAGCGGTTGAAAATAGTTATACTGTGGACTACAGAGGATTAGACTATGACGCCTGATATTGTTTACTTTATATTGTACCTGATAACCGTGCCCGATATCGAGAGTGACCAGCGTGCTATCCACCGTATTTACTTTGAAAATTTTGATCAATGCGAACACTACGCAGAAATGTTAGGCCAGCAAAACGATCCTATTGTCGGCCAAAAAAATTGTGTTAAAGTAGATACCTATCTCCCCGAGATACGTATACCTTTACGCAAACCCGAGTTTATGAAATGAAATTAGAATATTTAGCAAACATTAATAATTTTCTCAAAAAAACAAACACTGACCACCAAATACGCCACTTCAGTAAGGAAGTTTTAGAAACAATTAAACATATGACACGCCGAAAAAAGAAAAAAGAGGTAGACTACTCTAAAATTTTTGACGATGAAGAAACTATCAAACGTATTCGAACCGATATGAAAAAAAGTTTTATCACGCCTGACGGCTTTAATAATAAAAAATCAAAAAAAAGCTTGTAAAGTCTTATATACTCGCGTATAAATGGATACTGAGGGAAGTCATAGGCCCTCTCCCGTAGTTATGTTGGAAGCCCCTCAGTTTTCTGGGGGGCTTTTTTCGTGTTGACAGGACCTTTTATCTGTGATTGTATGGGATAAACACAACAACTATGGAGAGATAAATGACAGTACGGGTACATCTACAAAGTGAAACGGGCTCTTGGTCCGAGGAAATCGGAACGTTTACGTGCGAGGAATATTACGAGGTCTGCATACCAGCTCTCGAAACATGGGCCAAGAAGAAGGACAATATAATTACCGAGAGTTTAGAAGAACCGCCAAGCGAGCTCAGTATAGCTAAGAAAGTTTTACTGCGCTTGATAGATGACTCTTACGACACGCTCCGTAATTGTCCCGAAGCTCGACAAGATCCGTCAAACATACACGCCACAGTAAAAGAACTAAAAGGCGCGATTGACGAAATAGATAGACATATAAGTATGGAGGAAGACGATGACATGGAATGAGCTAACCAATGCTTTGAATAATCTAACAGACGATGTATCGTATATAGAAATAAACGATGATGGGTACGTTACATTGCGCATAGGTAAAATAGATGAGGATAGCCCCGTACCGAGCGGTATTTTACGGGAAGTACTAGGACTCTAGTGGAACAGGTCCTCCGCTATATTATAGAATATGGGGAGCGCGGCTTGCTCCCCGACGACGATGAAACAAAGAAAATAATAAAAATAGCTAAGTATATACAATACACAAACATAGTGTATATCGCGCAAGATTTTGAAAACTTAGCCGACATGATAATGAATGAGGATAAAGATGGGCATAAAAAACATTAACCCAAAAGTCGTGGGCAACCACACACAGGCCATGAAACATATGGGAAAACTA